ATTTCCCAAACATCTGAGGTTGTGGTCTGGACGCTTGCCATTGCTCTTAGCGGACTTGTTTCAAATATCCGCTTACTCATTGCGCTTGCGCGGTCATTCGTGAGGAAAAACCCACCGTCAGCATTAGAACCAGCTACAAGTGCTTTTGCCTCGGCCTGTATTCTTTCGTCGTCAACGCCGTACATTGATTTCTGTGCAATATCGTTATAAATGACCTGAAGGTCATCTTCTGAAATTGGCGTACCAGCTTTCAAGAATCTTGCAAAGTGGTCGTCATATTCTTTCATTGCAGTTTTAAGACCTTCGTCAGAATTAGCGCCTACCGTGGCAAGCTCTTTCTGGAGTAGAGCAAAGTCTTCTTTCTGCTGCTGAATTAACGCGGCGTCTTCCTGTCGTGCTTTCTGCGCCTTCTCCATGTTATCAACGACTTCAGCTTTTAGCTTTTTAAGCTCTTCATCGTTGGCTGCTGTTTTTTCATCTGATTTTGATACGATTTCAGCGTGTTTTGCTGTCATATCTTCAACGCTCTTAATGAGAACGTCAAGATCTTCTTTTTTTACATTTTCGTCTGCCATTTTAATTTGTCTCCAATAGTTGTTTTAATTTATCAAGTCTTGCTTTGATTTCGCCATCTTCATTGACCGTCCCGGTCTTTTCCTTGACAGCATCCCGCATGCCCTGAAAATTAAGATAACTAATTAGAGTCTTGCTTGCCTGTTTTGTTAACATAGCATTATTACTTGACATTATACTCTCAAGTTGTCGCTCTGTCAACTCTTTGACAGTGACCTTATCAATTATAAGGGTATCACCATCTATAATTTCTGATCTGTTTTCTTTTTTGAATATTTCGTTGACTGCTGTTTTTAGTTCTTCTGTCATTATGCCGCCAACATTACCATAAATATTCATTGTTTTCGCGGTGTAATCAAAAAGCTCTTTTAAATCGTCTGGTAATTCTGCTATTAAGTTTTTTACTGCTGTAATATTGGCTTTCGGGTTCATAGGCTCATCCACTATTGACCCTTCCCAAACTTTGGCCTTTGTTATTGTTCTGATTTTGTTTGTTTCGTCAACTATCTTTTCTTCACAACGAAAGCCTATTGAAAAATCAGTTAAAACGCCCTGCTTAGCCATTGAATAAACTTCTTTGCCTTGCTGAACGTCAAGGTTAATTTCTGCAATGCCAAATAACCCACGGGCATCCTCTTTCAATGACTCATATTGCCAACCGCCAACAGTCCGATCATGATGATCTTTAAACCGTAGCATTCTTTTCTCTGTTTTATATTCTCTGATGCTTTCAGAAAAACAACCTTTTACAAACTGATCTTGATAATAATAATCGCCTCTGTCTAAATCCCATGTTGCAATATAACCTTCTACGATTCCGATCTTAACACCGTCACGGTCAATTTGTTTAGTTTCGGTTACAAATCCATTTACGTGCTTTGTCTCTGTATTTTCTGTTGTCATATTGCACCTTTTTTGTTTTGTCATCCTGACCGGTAGACAGAAGAACACCGTCAGTTAATTGTATTATCAATTGTTGCACCTAAGCTGTTGTCACCAGGATAATTAAGTTGTTGGCCTTGGACTATAAACGGCTCATCAATTTTAACAGCTTGATTTCTTGCTGCCCTGTGAGATGCGCGAGTAACTTTATCCCCAATATCTATCCAAGCCTTATTTAATTTCGCCTCAGTCGGCCTAAACACCTGATCAATCGGGACGACATCAGGAGATGGAGCCATTCCCGACAATGACCGGGCCTCAAATAGCTTTGTTGACTCTGCCGGGGCTTGTGTTTCAAGTGTTGCTATGCCTTCAACCCTGCCTTTTTGCTTTCGTGATAATATCGCCGTTGCTGCTGCTGCAAGTGTTCTATTTGTTACGACTTCTCCTGACTCTTCAAGTGATTGCCTGGCCTCTTGCATTGACAGAAACATGTTCTTATCATTTGTGTCTGTGATAAATGATTCTTGTGCTACGGCTCTTTTTGTTCTGTAATCGAGTAAAGCCAAAAGTAAAAAGTCGCTTTGATCTGGCGTTAAATCGGTTCCAACTTGATCTTGGACGTTGCCTAAAAAAGTATTCTGTGTTCTGTTGTAATGCTTTCTTAATAGGTCTTGCCATGCGTTCGAATATTCACTTGCACTCGGTGCAATCCCTGTCACAGCAACATTGACACGGAAATCTTTTGTCATTCTTGAAAATAAGCTTTTGAGTTCAGGTTTGAAAGTCTTCTCAAGTCGCAATTTTGCAACGAGGTCTTTCTCTGCCTGGTTTCGCATAGCTTTTCTTTCAAAGAATTTAAACATCTCTGTTGATTAACTCCTGTGCTTGTTCTTCTGCTGTTTTCGTATCTTCAATTTCTTTCGTGCTTGCCTCATCAATCGGAATAGTTGCAGATGAAACAAGGATTGTATCGCCACCGTCAACCGGTTCACGATTTGGCATACTTTCGCGAAGTTCGTTTGTTGTTTCAATATTTAAATCTTTACGTTTTTTTAGAGTGTCTATTCTACGCTGTTTTAATGCTTCTATTTCATCCGGGTTATACGTCAGTTGATACTCTTCAGGGTTTAACCCGTATCGAGGCATTAAAAACATAGACAGTGAGCTTAAAAGTGTATCTGTTGCAGGCAATACCGCAAAATCGTAAAGCTGATATACAGCATGTTCCATGTTGTTGTCTGTGAGTGCGTCTGTTGAAATTAACGGAAGCGGCACACGGTATCTTTTATATATTGCTTGCTCTGATATCTTTTCGAGGTTGGCATAGTCCATATCCTTATTGCTTTTTCCAAGCTCCGTGACTTCCATATCAGGTGAGGACGTGACAAGTATTTTACCGGTATTCGAAACACCTGCAACTTGTTCATTGAGAGAATCACGCCTTTCAATGTGTTGGTCCGGTGACATAGCATCTTTAAATGTAACTAATAGTGATGGCCTGCCACCATTATCAAGCAATTTTACATTATGTATCCTGCCTTTTAGCTGACTGTGGATATCAAGACAAACAGCAGCCAGCGGAGAATCACCGGAAAGATTTGAGCTTTCACTTGAATATCCTGCATTGTGCCACAGCTCTTTGATCCCATCATAAAACCTGTATCCTGTTTTTTCTCTTTGCCTGTTGTAAGTGCCTCGACCGTCACCGTTGTAAATAGTGTATGCGTTCGGCCTTTGATCCATGTTGCCGGATATAATGTTAACGTTCTGAGGTTTTAAGGCGTATAATTCAACAGGTGGGCGGGTTGTTAGCCCTAATGCGTAAGTATAATCATTGCCGGTCAATAACGACGCTCTTGCAAGACTCCCAAAAAAGAAAGACCATGTTTCATTCCAGTCGTTCGGGTTTTTTAATTTGTCTAATATTTCGTGATTATCGTCAAGGCTTCCGTCAGGGTTTTTAAGTACCGGAGTGATTCGGCTCATTTCCTGCGCTATGATATCAACAGCCGTTGCGACCGAACTTGACTTTTGATAAAATGACATTGCCAGTTGAGGTGACATTTTGCCATAACCCTCAAGCCCTTCACCAACCGCCAAGGCGTAATATGTAAAATCGCCCGGTTGCAGTAATATCTGCTCTTGACCGCCGTATACAGACTTTCTTTCAACTGGTTTTACAGTTTCCTTCTTAGAAAAAAAGGGTATTTTCATTGTATATTTTACCAAGTTTTGGTTTTTAACAGTAATTACTGACATCTATAATAGATTATTTTTGGTGGGTTGTCAACTTTGGTAATGATAACGGTGTGTTATGGTACACTTGACATAGTATGCATATTTGTGTATTATTAATTATAACTTTAACTAAGGAGTCTATATGAAAGAAATCAGAACCACAGTAAAACTACCACCAGAACTAAAAAAACAGGCAAGGATTGCAGCTATTAAACAGGGTATCAGCTTCAAGGATTTTTATGTTGAGGCGTTAAGGGATAAGATTGAAAAGGGGGCAAAATGAAAAAGATGAAAACAATATTTAAAAAGAACCCTGAAAATATGGCACTTGTCACAAGAGAAAAAGAACCGGAATGCAATTGGGTCTTTAACGGTGAAAGCTTTGCCCATAGAAAATATGACGGAACATGCTGCATGATTAAAGATGGCGTTCTTTATAAGCGCCGGACGGTAAAAAAGAACAAGAAGAAGCCTGTTAATTTTATAGAGGCTGATTTTGATTCAAATACCGGTAAATATTTTGGGTGGATGCCTGTCGTGATCAGGGAAGATAAGTTTCACATGGAGGCATACGAGAGATTGAACGATAAAGCCGATGGCACATATGAACTATTAGGCCCGAAGATTCAGGGGAATGTTGAAGGCTTTGTTAAACATAAACTTATAAGCCATATTGACACTTTGATCTATGCTGATATCCCGACTACATACGACGGAATGAAATTGTGGTTTTCTGACAAGGATATTGAAGGAATTGTGTTTCACCATCCTGACGGAAGGATGGCAAAGATACGTAAAGCCGACTTTGGATTAAAACGATAACCCTATAGGATCTAAAATGAAAACAACGTTAACAACAATAATTATTCTCTTAATATTTGCAACCCCAACATCAGCCGGCCCGAAAGAGGATGAGTTTTTCAAATGGCTGGCCGACAAATCAAATAGAAGCGAGGTCTATTACCTGAGACAAAACACCGTTTTTTTTAACACTCGGGAAAAGGCTATCAAGATTTTAAACCGGATCATGTCAAGGGGTGGTAATTATACGTGCCGTCAGGTCAAAAGATGGGGCGCAAATTCCTGCTTGCAATCGTGGACACTTGGCAGAGTAGTTGAAACTGTACCTGGTAGCGACTTTGTTAAAATGCAGTATCGCTATCCGTATGCTTCAGGTGTTGTCGGTTCCGGTTGGGTTTATACCGGGCAGATTCAGAAGGCTGATGATTATAAAAAGAGTTTGTTGAAATAAAACCCCGGAGCTTTAGCCGTAAGGAGGATGGATGAAATGTCAAAACCAGTGAATGAAGTTGTGGCAGATATATATAAAAACCCTGAAACGTGGGCACCAGAAACATTTCATAAGAATGGTGCAGGAGGCTATTCAGGCATTAAAAAAGATAATATACGAATATACGGTATGGGAAACACGAAGATTCTTTCTATTATTCACATACATTTTAACGATAGCGACTTTCCGACTTCTTATATAGACCAATATAGATTGGAAAAGGCTTGTTTGTGGTGGTATGAGCAAGCTCCGAAAACCGCGTTTAAACCGAAATAGCATCTAATCACAAAGGATATGTTGTGGATTTAAAAATAGATAAAAACGGCGACCTTGAAATTATCACACCTGATACGATACGGGAATCGCTGTATAAAATTTACGACGGTATAATCGAGGATGAGCTTAGACGTATCAAAGACAGTATGAATGTTACAGTTTGCAAAGAGACAAGGTCTGTTACGATTGATTGTCTTTTACCGCCCCGGTACGGACATATTGCAACTAAAAACGATATTAAATATTTCATACTGTCAGAGTTTGATTATGTTGAAGATATTTTTTTCTCAGAAACTGCTTTTATGTCTTTCGATATTGATATTATTTCAGGTGGTAGCTTTTATATCAGCCACAGGAAAAGGAATGATATTCAACGGGCAATTGATTGCGCTATGCCATTAAATATTTATGCAAATATT